TCACAGCACCCCCGGCAGGTCGCCGAACATCCGCTCGCCGGTGCGCACGGCCGTGGCGCCGCCGGTGGGCGCGGGGCCGCCGCTTCCGGCGAGCCGCAGATCGCCCAACAGGATGTCGCCCTTCGCAACGCCTTCCAGGAAGCGCACCGCGTCCTTGTAGCGGTTGCGGATCTCTTCGGTGGGCATGATCTCGGTGCCGGTGGCGTGATAGCGGGCCACGTCGACCACGACACGCACCAGCGCCTTCGGCGTGACGGCAGGTTGCCCATCCGAGCCGACGAGGGGCAGCAGATAGCGGCGCCCCACATGCCCATTGACCTCGTCCTCGGCCTCGGCGAGCAGGCGTGCCAGCTCGACCAGGTCGGACGACCCGGTCTTAGCACGATCGCTGATCGCGACGGCTTCCCGCTCGCCCAGGCGGGCGATCAGGTCTTGAGGCGTGGCGTAGGGCATGCGGGTACGCCTTACTCTGCAGCCTTGGCCGCTTTGGCGGGCTGAACGACCTGCGGGCCGATTTCGAGCGCCTGCGCTTCGGTCAGTTCGACCGTGTCGCCGGGGACGTAGTCCTCGTTGTCCAGCGACAGGTTGCTGATCACATCGAAGGTGGCGGTGGTGCCGGGCTCGGCGGCGGTCTTGCGATTGCGGGTTGCCATCGTCGTGCCTCCTTACGCCACGGCGTTCTGGAAGAAGCAGCCGACCTCCTGGAAGGGCACCAGCTCCTTGACGTGCTCGCCGACGCGCACCGTTTCACCGCCTTCGAGGCCGATGTTCGGATTGACGATCGTGCCCGACACCATGTCGCCCCACTGTGCTGTGAAACCGAAGGTCGGCAGGCCGCCCTTGGTGTCGCGCACAGACTTGTCGATGCGCATGAACGCCGCATGCTTGCCCCACAGACGTGCGTATGCGGCCGTCTGGCCCTTCTTGGCCGTGTTGGCGAAGGACTCGCCCACGTACAGCTCGTCCAACTCCAGCAGGTCTGCGACAGCCTTGCGCTGGATCACACCAGCTGCAGCGGCGCCGCCCATGCCGCGATCAGCATTGAGCACCGCGGCGACCACCTTCGGATGCATGCGCAGCTTGGTCCACACAGCCCGACCCACGGTACCGACGTTCGGGCGTACCAGCATCGAGTCGAACATGGTCAGGATGGCGCTCACGGGATCGCTGTTGGCGTAGTCGCTCCACTGGCTGGTACCGGCGAGCGTCGTGCGGAGAGCGGCCGCGTACGTGTTGAGGTTGAAGTACAGGTCCGCCACTCGCTTCTCGCGGGCCATCTTCACCAGCAGCGCCGTGCGCTCGGCCGCAGCGTCGCGCGGGTCGTAGTTGGTGCCCTCGGCGTTCTTGATGTCCTTGTTCGGCACCAGATCGTCGAGGCCGTAGTCCTCGGTGGAGTCGGTGACGTCGATGCCGCCGAACTCGACGACGTTCGGCGCGCCGGTGCGGCCGACGCGGACATCGGGAATGGTGAAGACTTCGTCCGTCGAGAACTTCGTGTAGATGAACTTCTCGGACGGCACCGGGATACGCGGGCAGACGTCGTCGGCGATGAAGCCCGTGGGCTTGATGCCCATCGCAATCTGCGTGAGACGCGGCTGGACTGTGAACGGAGCGGTGTTGGTGCTCATTGGATTCCTTCAGTTGAAAACGCGGATCAGCCCTGCATCACGCTCGGTGCGATCCAGAGGGAGCCGATGTCGCCGAGGACGCCCGCGACCTCGGCGATGCCGATGACGCGCACGTTGGAGCCCGCTGCCGGCGCGGCCACGATGGCGCGGCCGATGGCGTCGCTGGTGAGCGGGTCGCCGGCGGCCACGTTGCCGCCGTACTCGACTTCGCCGATGCCGTGGCGCACGCCGTCGACGCGGTCGCCCGCCACGGCCGCAGCGATGCGCCCCGTGACGCCGACCAACTTGTCGGTGGCGGCCGCGCCAACCAGGATGCCGCCGTCGGCCGCACCGAACTTGAAGATGCGGTAGGCGGGGATGGCGCCTTCGGCGCTGTAGTTCTTGCTGAACAGTTCGTTGCGCATCGCGCTCACTCCTTGTCGGTGCCGGCCTGGACGGCGTCGATCGCCTGGCCCATGCTGATGTGCTGGCCCTTGGCGGCCAGGCGGTTGCGGTAGTCGGCCGCACGGTCGGAGACCTGGCGGTTGGTCATCGCCTTGTCGGTACGGCCCTTGCCGGCGACCTCGCCAAAGCTCACGATTTCCGGCAGGGCCTGCAGCTGCTCGCGCAGCACCTCGTGCAGGGGGCGCGCGGCCTCGCCGTCACCGAAGCTCACGCATGCGGAGTCAACCGGCGTGGCAAGGTGGTCCAGCGAGGCCACGAGCACTTCTTTGGCACCAGCAGGCCAGCGAGCCTGGGTGATCAGCGTGTCGGCGAAGCTCACATGCTCCGCGTGGCGCTTGTCCGCCTGGCGCGTGCGCTCGGCGTCCTGCAGCGTCTGGATCTGCTTCTTGGCAGCTTCCAGCTCGGTCTGCAGCTGTTCGGGGGTCTTCGGTGTGGCCATGTGCTCCTGTTGAGTGGCGGATGGGGATTCGGCAAAGGAGGCGCTGCCGAAGGGGCGCAGGGAATCGTCTTGCTCACCAGCACGCTGACTGGCCTCCCGGAGGCTCTCGATATCCCAATCGGGCAAGACGCGGTCGGCGGCTTCCTGCCCCTCTTTGCTGATGAGCCAGTCGCGCAGACCACGGAACATCCGAGCGATGCCCATGCCGCTGTAGGCCGGCAGATCGCCGAAGCTGATCTCGCAGGTCACGAACTCGCTACCGTCATCGGAGAAGCTGGCGGTGCGCAGTCCCTTGACGGCTGGCGCCATCGCGCCGAGGCACCCGATGTCGCGGAGGTAGTACTGGCCCGGCGTCGGACTGTTGGGGCTGCTCGGCGTGTAGAACCGCGCGGAAATCTTCTTGAAGCGGCCTTTGCGGTGCAGCTCGGCAAAGTCCGCGTCGACCTGCTGGGCGTCGGCCGTGAGCGCACCGTCCGCAAAGCTCAGTCCAGCCGCCCATGCGTAGGCGGGCGCATCGTGCTTGGGGTGCCCGACAACGAACGGCGCCTCGTGCAGCGCGGGGTCATAGCGCTCGGCGATGCCCCGGAGGTCGGCTTCCGTGAAAGACACTTCGGTGCCTTCCATGCTGGTGACCGTACCCGGCTTGAAAATCTGAATCGATGCCATGCCGGCGACTGTGCCGGCCGGTGGCTTACCTGCGCAGAGTGACGCGCGTCACGTCATCGCGGCGGCGATGCAAGCCCGTTGCGGGCGATGGCTCGGTTGTAGAAACGCTGCGACTCTTCGACGATGTCTCGCAGATCTCGCGGCGTCATTCGCAGCGCGTTGCGCGCCGGGATCTTGCTGCCAGGGTGCTTGACCTGGCGCACCACGATGCCCCCGAACGACAGAGCGCGCTTATTCCGGGCCCGGATCACATGCGGCTTGGTCTGACCGCCGAGGAACTGGATCGCGGCGTAGATCTTGTTGGTGCCGACCGAGGCTGTGTTGGAGTCCGACTGCCGGACCATCGACGAGGCGAGCTGGCCGGAGCGCTGCAGGATCTTCCCCGGCCAGGTGCCTTCCTTGGCTCGGGCCAGCTTGGTGCCGGGATGCAGATCGACCCACGCGGGGCGCCCCTGCTGCTCGAAGTTGTCCTCGACGGCGCGCATCATGATCCCGGCCACCGAACGCATGAGCGGCCGCTTGTCGGCCATCTGGTTCGCGGCGCGCTGCATCGCGGCGATGACTGGCTTGTATTCGATGCCGAACTGGATCACCGGGTCTTCGCCTTCCGCTCGAAGTTCTGCACGCGCGCGCCGCCAGGCTGTGCCTGCAGGTCGAGGGTGTAGATCGCATCGGGCTCATCCAGAACCAGCCAGCGGTCATCGAGATCCGTCGCCAGCACGCCGCGCTCGAGCACGTCGGGGATGCGACGGTAGTCATCCAGACCAAGCCTGGTCCTGGCGAGCTGCTGCCGCTTGACCAGCTCAGCGCCCAAGGTAACCACGGCGCCGTCGAGATCCAACTCGGCCTGGCGCGCGGGGGCCGCGATGCCGACCGGGAAGCTGCCCTCGGGCGCCTTGGCCTGGACGAACCGCTCAAAGGCTGGCCCTTGCACGGCCGTCTCGACGTAGCGCTTGGACAGCTGCACGTCGTTCGCTGCCAGCGACGGCTGCCAGGTCGCGGCCGCCGGGTTGTTGTTGAAACCTGCGTCCGGCTGGAACTTTCCACCAGGTAGCGCCTTGTCGCTGTAGCGCGTGACGCTCGCGCTGCCGCCCGAGCGCAGTGGAACCTGAACCTCCTGCAGCTTTCCTTCTGTGCTGTCGACCTGCAGCTTGCGCCGGGTGATGTCGGTCTTCGAGAAGTTGCGCACGCGGCACCGGCAGTTGAAGCCGCACGGCGGGTAGAAGGTCTTCCAGCCCGGATCGTCGTACCTGAAGATCTTGCCGTTCATCGCGCGATGCGCCGGCCGTGTCTTCGCGTCGAGGATGGCCACGTACTGCCAGTACGGCCGCTCCTCGGCCTCCTCGATCATGTCTGCGTAGCGCCCGGCCATGTAGGCGCTCTGCATGTTGGTCTGAAAGATGGTTTTAAGGCGCGTGGGTGTCAGGCCCTTGGCGATGACACCCTCGGCGTCGACGCGGCCAGCGGCCTGCAGCTCGGCCGTGGTGCCCGAGCGCCCCCACCAGCCCTTGCGCTGCAGTTCGGGCACCAGACCGTCTTTCCACTGCTGCAGCGTCTGGCCGTTCTTGAGCGCCTTGGCCAGCGAGTCCTGCATATCCTGGAGCACATCCAGCTTCGCCACGTTCGCGGCGGTGAAGCCGCGCGCGTGCTGCCCGTCGAGCCACTCGGTCCACGGCCCGGTCACCTGGGCCTGCTTGGCCTGTAGGTGTGCGATCGCCTTCTCGGGAGGCAGGCCGATGGCGAAGCTGGCATCCGCCGCGGAGATCGTCAATCGCGAACTCCCAGCTTGCGCTCCACCACCCGGCGCGCCAGATCCGTGTTGTGGACCTTGCAGATGTGCGCGGCAATTTCGGCGGCGCTCTCCTTGTCGCGATCGTTGTCACTGAGCGGCGACAGCAGGTCAACCACGAACTCTCCGCCATGCGGATCCTCGCATCCAGCGTTGATCCAGGTGCCGTCGCCCCAAGGGGCACCCACCGGAAACCAGGGCTGGTCGATCACCTTGGGCTTCATTGCGCCGCTCCTTGCACCGAATCACGGCCGACCAGGTCGGCCACGAAGAATGCCTGCGTCATCAGCTCCTGCAGGTCCGTGGCATCCATCTCGGGCCATGCAGCCTCCAGCGCCTGGCGCACCTCCTCGGGCGTGCCGGCCGACTCGATCGCGCGCAGGGCCGGCGCGAGCATCTTGCGCATGGCGGCCGTGATGGCGTCCGCCGGCAACTGCTCGATCGCCGCGTCGACCACGGCCTGGTCGACCGGCACGCCACCGGTTGCGCCTGCGTCGGCCAGGTCCGCGAAGCTGGCGGTTTCGCCATCGGCCGGCAGGTCGCCGGGCGTTCCGCTCGCAGGGGCGGGTGCCGCCAGATCGCCAGGCTGCAGGTTGTACACGCGCTCGAAGTACTGCGTGGAGAAGTTCGCGCCCGCCCGCCGCAGCTTCTCGTCCCGTCCGGCCAGCACGTCGTCGACCTCTTCCTGTTCCCAGAAGCAGTACACCGGCGGCTCGGCACCCGGGAAGTTGACCTGGCAGAAAAGCCGCACGAGCTGGTTCAAGCCGTCTGCGACCATTTCCGCGTCGTCGTCGCGCAGATGCGCCTCGATACCGGCCGCCGCCTCGGCGCTGGCCTTGTTGCTCTGCATCTCCACCGACTGGTTGTTGCCGAGCAGCGCGATGCTGATCTCGCTGCGGCAGAACATCAGCAGCTCCTTGTACATCTCGGCGCTGGCCGTGCTGCCAGTCTGCAGCAGCTCGACGCTGGCATCGTCAGGGATGACGGCCACGGCATCGCGCACCATGCGCGCGAGCTTCTCCGCAAGGTCATTGACCTCCGTCTCCTTGGTCTGGCGCGGCAGCTTGCCCACGGCCCAAGGCATGCCGTACTTCTCGGTGAAGGCCACCCAGAACTTCAGGCCGCCGCGTTTGAAGGCAACGGCCCAGAAGCATGCAGCCAGGTCGGCCTCGCCGAAGGGGTTCTCCCAGCTGCGCATCTTGCCGACCACGATGAACTTGCGCGGATCCACCGGGATGCCCGCGATGTTGGACCTCGGCTTGAAGCGCAGCGATGCGTCCGTCGCGTCGAAGCCAAACCACTCCCCGGGCTTGCAGATCAGGTCCGGTACCAGAAGGCCATCGGCACGGCGCCACATCACCTCGCCCACGCGATAGCCGAAGAAGGCGCCGTCGTTGAGGTCGCGCACCAGCTGCTGGACGTTGAGCTTGCCGATGAAGGTGTTGCAGGCCTTGAGCACCCGCGCCGGTGTGTTCGACCGCTCCCGGTCGAAGCCGCGCTCCATCGCCAGGACCGCCGAGGAGCGGCGGCGGCGGATCCCCTTGATCAGCGGGTCGACCAGCAGGTTGCGATAGACGTGCTGGTCCTGGCCCATCGCCTTCAGGATCGGGTCGGGGTTCGGCAGCAGGCCCATGAAGCCGGACAGATCGCCGGCCGCCAGGCGGGTCGCGATCTGGCCAGACAGGCCGCTGGCTGTCATCGGATCCTGGTCGGCGAACGACCGGAACTCGGTCGGGGAAATCCACAATCCGGAATTCATAGGCTTTCTCCGGTCCAAAAGTGCCCCACCGGCGCGTTTTGAGGCCTTAAGTGCGTCTTCAAAGATTTTTCGGGGGGGATGGGTGCGTCATGGGCGCCGAGGCACCGATTTGGGGCTGGCCGGAAATCGGTCATGACAGGTACCCCTTGAGCTGGCTGCTGGCCGAGCTGGATGCAGCCGCCGGCCGGCTGGCCACACGGACCGGCCCAGCGGCCGTTTCGGTGGCGTGTTGGGCCAGGGCAAGCGCCCAGAATCGGTCGGCGTGGCCGTCCGGCGTGCTCTCGGCCACGAATCGGATGTTGCCGGCCGGCGTGGTCACCTTCTGGACCTTGCGCAGGTCGGCGCGGATCTTGGGGTCTTCGGGGATCCGAATCTTCCGGTCTTCCATCGCCCCCTTCAGGGGGTAGGCCAGCGACTCCTTGACCTGGCCGGTGAAGCTGACGCCCTCGATGCGCGACTCGCCGAACTTGTCCTGCGCGTCATCGACCCAGCCGATGCCCAGACCGGTCTGGTCGATGCACACCCGCTTGCAGATCTCGAACCACGGCCACAGGATCTTCTCCTGATCGCTCTTGCGCATCTTCTCCAGCGTCTCGACGTGGCGGGTGTAAAGCACGTCACCGAGCTGCTCGACCACCCACAGCACCGTCAGATCCTTCTTGCGTCCGATGTCCACGCCCGCGTACAGCGGACCAGTGAATGGGCCTTCAAGGCCGCGCCGCCAGTCCACCCCGCCCAGGTACTCGCATGAGGTGATAAGGCCGTATTCCAGGAACTTGGCATCGTCGTCGGCCGGGATGCACTGGTATTCCTGATCGAACGACTCCTCATCGGCTGCGCCGTTCTTGACGAAGTCGAAGTACTCGGCCTCGTCCATGCCCTGCTGTTCGGCGTCCTTGGGCAGCGCCTGCTGCAGCTTGAAGAGGAACCCTTGCTCCAGCGCATCCTGCAGCGTGACGCGGTGCAGGCTGATGCGCTTTGGATTGCCGCCGTGGCGAGCCTCTCGCACCAACTGGTTGAAGAAGCTGTGCGAACCGCGGTGCGTGCTGACCAGCTCCATGCTGCCGCCCCAGGTGATGCCGGGGTAGGCAATCGCCCAAAGCTTTCGCTGATCGGCATGTAGAGCGAATTCGTCCAGGATGCGGCTGCCGCGCTTGCCAGCCTGTGCGTCTGGGTTGCTCGACATGCTGTGGATGCGGCGGCCGCTGGCGAACTGCAGCACGTAGGCGCTGATGCGCTTCTCGGCGTCGAGCACCACTTCGCCGAGATCCTTCGCCGCGCGGTTCATCACGCCGGCCCACAGCTTGCAGTCTTCGATGAACAGGCGCGCCTGGATGTCGTCGCGGCTGCTCACCCATTCGTCGTGCCGGGCGCCCTGTGCGGCCGCGCGCTCGTCAGCACCGTACGCCGTCGACCAGCTGATGCCGATCTGGCGCGACTTCTCCATCAGCTTGATGCGCGACTCGTCCTTGATCCACTTCGACTGAAAGGGAAGGAAGATGGCGTCCCGGTCCTTCGGGATGCACTTGGCGCGGCCCTTGAGTGTGCTCATGTTCAAACGATGCCCAGCGCCTCACGGATGGCGGCTTTGGTGTCAGGTGTCACGCCACCCTTGTTCGGCATGGCTTCGAGCTTGGCGCGCTGTTCCTCCAGCAGCTCGCGCCGGGCCTCGGCCCGAGCTTCGGCCGCCCAGCGCTTCTGACTGACCGAGCTGCGCGTCATGTCGGCTACAGAACGCGAGAACTTCGTGAGGTCGACCGTCTTGGGGTCGACCTCCAGATCCATCAGGATGCTGAACATCTTGTCCTGCGTGAGACGCACCAGCGCCTCGCTCATCGCGCCTTCATCGTCGGGGCTGGCCGCCACGATCGCGCGGGCCTGCTCGGTGCTGGCCTTCAACTGCGCCATGCGCTCTTCGAACTTGCTGCCATAGCGATGCAGCGAGCTCTTCGAGATCGCCGCACCCTTGGCCTTGAGGTCGACAGCCAGGGCGACGTAGTCGCTGAAACCGCGCTTTACCAACTCGTCGTCAAGCCATTCCTTCAGCTCGCGCGGCAGCGCGTCGACGGTACTCCGCTTGGGCATCGGTCATCCTTGTGTGATGGCTGGACGCGAGATACCCGGCTGGGCATCGATCGTGTACTCGACGAATTCGATGCCGGTGCGGGTTAGGTCGACCATCCAGCGATCGAGCGGATCCTTGACGATGTGCACCATCTCGCGCTCTTCCAGGTAATCCAACTCGCGCCGGATCTCGTGGTGCGTGGCGTCCTGGTAGACAGACTGGACGATGGGCAGCAGCGCCTCGGTGTACATGCCATAGGGGCGCGAGAGATTCACGGCCGAGAGCAAATGCCAACGAATCGACTCGCGGCGGATCTTCTGGAGCAGGATGCTCATGGGGCTCACTCCTTACCTTGCGCCAGCGCGCGTTCCATGCGCAAAGCGAAGTTGTCGATCCGGGTTTCGATGGTGGCCACGGCTCGCACGAAGTCGTCACGGCGCACATAATCCCTTGGCAGCTCGGCCTGGAAGCGCAGGAACGAGGTTTCGAGCACCCGCGTGGCATCCGCTTCGCGCCGCAGGTCGTCGCTCACGCCCTGCATGGTCCGTTGGAACAGCTCGAACTTCTCGGCGAGACGCCGTTCCTGTTGCACCGCGAGGATCTTGACCAGCCCCCACAAAGCGCCGATGAAGAAGCTGCCGATCGTGATCAGGTGGCCGGTGGTAATGGTGAAGTCGAGGCTCATTGGCTTTCGTGGTCTGGCAGGAGTGAGGCCGCGCTCGCGCGACATACGTTGATGGCGTCGGCCTGCAGGCCGATCACTTGGTCGCGGAGTTCGTCAGCTGCTGCTGCCACTGACTGATATCGCGTTGCGCAGCTTCCGAGAAGCTCTCGGCTGGCGGCGGCTTCGCGAGCGAGGGCTGCAACGCAGGCAGCGTCACAGGCTTGGGGCAGCTCACGCCGGTTGAGGGCTTCAATGGTGGCGAGCAGGCGACCACGCTCAGTAGCGGCAGCAGCATCGCGAGCAGTGCGAAGGGCCGCCAGGCGGGCTTGTTCATCGGCATTCCTTTCGGAGTTCTTCATTCGGATCAGCAGATCCGCATTGGCCTGGCGCTGCAGCTGCGCGCTGGCTTCGAGGTCCACGCGCGTCTGGGCATCCCAGCGCGCCTGCACGTTGGCCTCGCCCACGCCGATGAAGTGCGCGCGCAGCGTCAGGCCGGCGGCCACCACAGCAGCGCCGATCGCAGCGACGATGGCGAGGCGGATCCAGTTCATTGCGGATCGCCGCCCACAGACTTGTCGGCAGGCACTCTGCCGACATCGACACCCGGCTGATCACGAAGCCGCAGCAGGATGATGGCCAGCGCGATTGCGCCGGTCACATAGGGCCACCACGCCGGCGGCACCACGGTGCGCACGATGGGCAGAAGGTCGGCTTGTACGGCAGAAAGGAAGGCGAGCGCAGCTGCAGCCTGGACGGTGTTCAGCCGCCACGCCTGGCGCCAGTTGCTCACCGGTCGAAACCAGGCCCACGCGCGCGCCAGTTGCTTCCAGATGGCCTTTGCCAGACTCACGGTGGCGCCGCGTCTCATGCGCGCCCCCGACCACGCGCACGATGGCGCACAACGTTCCGCTTCTTGGCCGCGACGCGCTGAGCATGGCGGTTGCTCCAGCTGTAGGCAGCGCGCCTGGCCGAGCGCTGGCCGCCGAAGCCTCCCGAGAAAACTGGCAGGATGGCCCGACCACGCCGTGCGGTCGCAGGCGGCCCAGCGCGCTCGACCTGGTTGGTGATGGCAGCCGGGCTCGCGAAGATCGCGCTGAACGCCAGCGCGCTCGCAACGAGGGAGGATCGACCAAGCATTTCAGTCCTTTCGAGGTTCGTTCAAACGATGCCGAGGGCTTCTTTGGCGATCTCCCAGCGTTGCAGGCGATCGGCGTACCCGTTGAGGCCGCCGTTGATGCGGCGGGTGATCAGCTCGAAGTTGCCGGCGTCGGCCAAGGCGTTGAGCCCCCTCATGTCCCAGAAATCGGCGGCGCTGTAGGCCCCCCACTCGGGCTCGGTGAGCTTTTCGGGCTGGTCTTCGAAGTTCGGGACACGGGTGCCGAAGCGCACGCGCAGGCGATCGCGCACCTTGGCGCAGTTGGCCCGGCCAGTAGTGCCCGTAGGTCCGTGAGCGCGGTAACGCCAGCCGTCCCCCGGCTGGGTGTTGCCCAGGTTGGCCCGCCCCCATTCGCCGCCGTAGATGCGATTGGCGATCTCCACCTGGTCGGCGGGGTGCGCAGCGGTTCGCCCGTAGGTGAGCGCGTCGAGCTTGCTGATGCGATCGCGAGAGAACTTCGCAATCAGCGCGTCGGCGGTGTAGTTGAGATTCTCGACCAGGCGACTCAGCCCAGCCGACTCGTGGCCGAGCTGCGCCAGGAACGCAGCCTGGCGCTGGGCGGTGTTGATGGCATAGGCAACCATCGCCGCGTTGAGGTACACGACGAAGGGCTCCGCACGCTGCGAGGCAGCGCCGGTGCAGGTGGCGATCTGTTGAAGGGAGAGCATGCCCGGCAGGATGCCGGGCGAGGGAGGATCAAGGCAGAGTGACGGCCGTCACTCCGCACGTGAGTCGGTCAAGGCGAAGGCAGTTGCGACTCGATACTCACGACCAATGCGCCAGCTTGACGCGCCTGGTCGGCGTTGAGGCGCCCGCAGTACAGATCCTTGTTTGACACGTCTCCTGCGTGCGCCTTGTCAGCGTGGCGCTTCAAGATGACGGCATACCACGCGCATCCTACGATCGCCGCAGGCGGCTGTTCGCGAGCAGCTTCAGACGCCCAGACATACGCGAAATTGCGCATCGCCTGGTAGTCGCCCTTGCGCGCACCGGCTTCGCTTGATTTGAGGCGCCCCTGGACCGGCGACGAGAGCTGCCGTTCCAGCTTGACCACATCCAGTGGCTGGCTGTGGGCAACCGCCGTCAATACCGAGAGCGCCAGTCCCAAGAAGGCATGTGGTTTCATTCTTCCCCCATCAGTTCAGTGTGATGCCCGCCCAACGCGCGCGGCCCAGAATCTCGAAGTCCCGTTCGCCATCGTCATCCGCAGTGATGTCGAACGGGGGGAATTCCGACTGGTTCTTGCTCGATACGCGAAGCGTTCGCCCAGGCAGGCGTTGAAGGCTCTTGATCAGAAGCGCGCCATCGAGGCGGACCATATGAACGCCCTCCGTTGTCGCATCGCGATCTCTTCGATCCAGCATTGCAACATCGCTTGGATGCAGCAGCGGCTCCATCGATCGGCCTCGCACACCAACCAACGCCAGTTCATTGTGAGAGATGCCTAGCGCGTGGCGGATGTACGTCCGCTCGAAGGGGCGCATGGCCTTAACCAATTCCAGATCGTTGAAGACGCCTGGACCGGCGCTCGCTGCGATATCGAAGTGCGGAACGTAGATGTAGTCCCCGACCTCGACCGCCAGCAGGGACACGGGCACGGACTCCGCCGCGTAGGCCCGTGCGGACAGCACTTCTGTGCCGTCTGAGTTTCCAGATTCGAAGCTGCCTTGAGGAAACGGCGAGCCCAGAAGAAGCCATGCGGCAGAAACGTTAGTTGACTTCGCGATCTTGAGGATCAGGGAAGCATCGGGCACGGCTTTGCCTCGCTCGATCTTGCTCACGGTGTTGCTGTGGACGCCGATGGCATCGGCTAGGTCTTGCTGAGCGGTCGCCCCGCGTGCCAGCTTCACCCGCGCGCCGATCGCGCTCGCCACGTCCATACCGTCTGTGGCGTCTTCCCCGTCTGCACTCACTCCTTCGGCATGACGAGGTGCAGCCATTTCACTCTTAATTGTGTCCATAAACACAATTAGATGTTGGCGCCGTATGCCGGTCAACTGTAAATCCATACATAAGGTCAACCGTGGAAGCCCTTGGAGTGAGTGTCTAACAAAAAAAGTTGGCTAATGAGCTTTTGAATTCACTCCATTGTGTTTATGATGACAATCATGGACACACAAATGGTTGAGTCACCCCAGGACTGGCACCCCGCCGACGTGGTGGCGGCCCTCCGAAAGGTGGGTACATCACTCAACAAGATTGGTAAAGCCAACGGCTATACACACATTCAAGGGGTTCTCGTTCGCCCTTGGTGGGCGGTGGAACAGCTCGTCGCCGGCGCGCTGCAACTGCCCCCGGCTGAGATCTGGCCATCCCGCTATGCGCCTGGCGTCTCACGCGAGCACGCAAAGAAGCTGACGCGCAATCGGCGCGCCCTGCGTGAGATCCGTCGGAGGGCCGCGTGACCGCATACGCCACTGCATCCGACCTGGCCGGGCTGCCCGGCTTCCCCTCATCCGAGTTTCGCGCCCGGGCAGCAGCTGCTCGCCTCGGACTTCCCAGCCGCCCCCGCCCTGGACGTGGCGGCGGGCTCGAATATGCGGTCGAGGCTTTGCCCCCCGCCGCCCGGCTCGCATGGGCTGCACGCTGTTCCGCGGCGAACGAAGGCCAGATGGCCTCCACGCAGACCGCGCCCCAAGCGCGCGCATCAGCTTCCCGTGGGCCGGCGCTGGTCACGGGCTGGCGCAAGGACCGCCAGGACGCCATCGCGCGCGTCCTTGTGCTCTTTCAGCGGTTCTGGCAGGCCTACGGTGGTCCGCTCACACCAGCGCTGAAGGCTTTCTGCCACGCCTGGAGCGGCGGTCTCTGCTCGATCGACATCCCGGCCGAAGCGTCCCTGCGCGAAGCCTTCCCCCGCATCACCTTCAGCAGCCTGCGCGCCTGGCACCTTGGCGTGCAGGAGAAGGGGCTGGCGGCGATCACCCCGCGCGAGCATCACCGCAAAGGCCAATACGCCGCGCTGGCCGGCGAGGTCGGCAACGCGATGCTCGCCCTCCTGATCGACAAGCCGCACCTCTCGGCGCAGACCCTGTACGACGCGCTGGCGACCCAGTTCCCCAACCTTCCCACGGTGCGCTCATTTCGCCGCGCGCTGGGGTACTGGAAATCGCAGAACGCCCAGTTGCTCGAGGCAGTCGTCAACCCGGATGGCTGGCGCAACAAGTACATGAGCGCCGCTGGCAGCTACAGCGAGGGCATCACCGCACCCAATCAGAAGTGGGAGATGGACAGCACGGTGGGCGACGTGATGCTCAACGATGGCCGGCGCCACCACGTGGTCGGCGTGATCGACGTCTTCACGCGCCGCCGCCTGTTCATCGTCACGCGCACCAGCCGCGCCAACGCGATCATGAGCCTGATCCGCCTGGCGATCCTGGCATGGGGCGTGCCCGAAGAGATCAAGACCGACAACGGTGCCGACTACGTCGCCGAGGTTCTCGACTCCGCGCTGCTCGGCTTGAACATCAGGCACTCGCTGTGCCACAAGTTCTCTCCGCACGAGAAGCCGCACATCGAGCGTGCCATCGGCTCGCTGATGCACCAGCTGTTCGAGACCTTGGGCGGATACATCGGCCACAGCGTCGCCGAGCGCAAGGGCATCGAGGCCCGCAAGGGCTTTGCCGATCGGATCATGAAGGACGAATCCTTCACGGTGGAAATGCGGCTGTCGCCCGAGCAGCTGCAGGGCGAGATCGAGGCGTACTGCAATCACCTGCTCGACAAGCCGCGCAGCTACCTTTCCGACCGCACGCCTCGCCAGATGGCCACGGGCTTCCCGGTCAAGTCGATCAACGAACGTGCGCTCGACGTGCTGCTGGCGCCCAGCGCGCACAAGGGCACCGCCCGCGTTGGCAAGAAGGGGCTGAAGATCGGCCGTGGCGGCTTCTACAACCATGCGCTGCTCGGCGGCATGGAAGGCCAGACCGTCCAGATCAAGATCGACGATTCGAACATTGGCCGCTGCTGGGTGTTCGACCTCGACGGCATCTTCGTCTGCGAGGCCCTTGACTACGCCCGGCTGGGCATCAACAGCGCCGAGGTCGCGGCCGAGCGCAAGGCGCATCAGGTCAAGGTGCTGCGCGAGTCCAAGAAGCAGCTCAAGGCTCTCACCCGCGAGTTCGATACGAACGCAGCCATCGCGGCCATCAACCGCCGCAACACCGACGCGGCCGTCGAGGCGTCCAACGTCGTATCGATCCACCGCACGCCGATGGAGCACACCAGCCCAACCATCGAGTCGATCACGACCGCAGATGCGCCGATGGTCAGCGACGCGCAGATCGCCGCCGCACAGGTCGCGCTCGTCGAACGCCTGTCAAAGCCGGCGGAAGTGAAGTCTTTGCACGCCACACCGCAGGAGCGCTACGCGCGGTGGCTGCTGCAGGAGGCGCGCGTGCAGCGCGGCGAAGCACTCACCCCCGAAGAAAAGAACTGGTTTGAAGGCTACGTGAACGGTGCCGAGTGGGCATCGCAGCGGCGCTATTTCGAGACGTTCGGGCTCACCCCCGAGCAGGTGCTCGCCGGCTGAGCGATCAGGCGACGGGCAAAAAAACGCCCGGCAAGGCTGGCAGGCCAAACCGGGCAAGCACATGAAGTGAAGGAACGAAGTATGACAAAGAAATTGGCAACAGCGGGTGGCGCGATCGCACCGACCAGCAACATCAGCCTCATCCACACCACGATGGAAGCGCTGACGGACCGCTCCGCCGGCCTGCCGGGCATCGGTGCCTTCTACGGCCCCAGCGGCCTCGGGAAGAGTTCCGGCGCCAGCTACGCCAGCCACCCGGCCGGTTTCAACGGCATCTACGTGTGCTGCCGCAGCATCGAGACCAAGAAGAGTTTCGCCGAACTGATCTGCAAGTCCATCGGCATTCAGGCGCGAGGAAATGTCCCTGCCATCTTCGACGAGATCGTGCAGGTGCTCGTGTCCTGCAACCGGCCGTTGATCGTGGACGAGGTCGACTACATCGTTGACACCCGCACCCTGGAATTCATTCGCGACCTGCATGACGCCTCGGGCGCGGCCGTACTGCTGATCGGTGAAGAGCACCTGCCCACCAAGCTCAAGAAGCACGAGCGCTTCGACAACCGTGTGCTCGTCTGGCAGCCGGCCGTGCGTTGCACGGGCTCCGACTTCGACCAGCTCGCCATGCAGTACATCGGCGGCATCGAGATCGCGCCCGAACTGAAGAAGCGCGTGCTTCAGGAGACCAATGGCATCACGCGACGCGTCGTGGTCAACCTGGAGAACATCAAGCGCTGGTGCGATCGCCAGGGCACCAAGGTTGCGCCGGCCGACGCACAGGTGGAGCTGTACACCGGCGCCGCGCCGGGCCGGAGGATCGGCTGATGGCGCGCCGCCCCATCGAGCACGAGATGGTCGGCCTGCAGACGCCACGCGAGCGCGTGTGGCGCGCCATCCGCAAGCTGCGCACCTTCACGATGCTGCAGGTGCAGGACGCCACCGACCCGCTGGTGCCGGTCCATGCATGCGAGTCCTATGTGACCTGGCTGGTGACGGCCGGATACCTGGGCGTCGCGGAAGCGCACCGGACCAGGCGCGACAACGGCAAGTACTCCGAGCAGACCTATCGGCTGCTCAAGGACAGCTTCGAGGCTCCCCGCGTGACTCGCGCGGGCGAGCCCGTCTCGCAGGGCATGGCCACGCTCGCGATGTGGCGCGCGATGAAGATCCTGCGCGAGTTCGACTGGGAGGACGTCTGCCGGGCGGCGAGCACGCAGACCTTTCAGGTCGCGCCGACCACCGCGTCGACCTACGTGCGCTTCCTGGCTCGCGCGGGCTACTTCCGCGAGCTGCGCAAGCCCAAGCCCGGTACGCCCGGCCGGTACCGCCTGGTGCGTGACACGGGAGCGCACGCGCCTGCGATCACACGCCGCAAAACGGTCTTCGACCGCAACACGGGCGAGTTCACCTGGCAGCAGACCCCGCAGGAGGTGTGCGATGGCATCGAGTAAGACGCCGCCGGCCAAGCCGCTGCCCACCGACGCGCTGGAGGCCCTGCAGAAGCTCTGCAGCGCGACCACCCAGGCAGCGGTCGCCCGGCGCCTCGGCGTGAGCGATGCGGCCGTCAGCGGGGCTCTCAAGGGCCGCTACATCGGCAACGTCGAGCGCCTGGCCGAGCGAATCCGCGGCGAGCTGCTCAACGCGGTGGTGGCGTGCCCGGTGCTGGGCTCCATCACCACGCGGATCTGCCAGGACGAGCGCGAGAAGCCTTTTCACACCGCCAACCCGATGCGGGTGCAGCTCTGGCGCGCTTGCAAGGGCTGTCCCAACAACCCGGCGAACTTCAAGGGAGGCAAGTGATGGCTTCGCGTTACGACCGCCCGCCGATGCCGTGGATTCGACGCCGTGCGCGCAGGCTGATGCGCCTGCCCGACGCACCGCGTCACGACGCGGTCCAGGCTGCTGCGACTGACTACCGCCTCTTCGTTGGCCGAGGCTCGGCCGCAACCGCAAGGAGACCCGCATGAACCTCATGACCCGTTTGTTTGCCGACGCGCGCAGTGCACGGCGCCTGCGCGCTGCACGCGCCGAGATCCGCCGCACCGACCGTGCCCTGGCCAAACGCTTCCGCCAAGACAACCCCGGCTACGACGATCTGTTGGACCCGCTGTTCATCGTGATCATGGTGCTCGCTGTGCTCGTGATCGTGCTGGACGTGCGTGGCGAAGGCGATGTCTCCTTCATCCTGACCTGGTTGCGTGCTGTCGCGTCAGCGGTGGGGAGCTGGGCATGAGCACTACCGCGACCAACGCCCGCCGGCCGCACCTGACCAGCCCGACCCAGCGCGCCATCGTGCAGTACCTGCAGATGCATGGAGAGTGCTCGAAGGACGAACTGACAGCGGCGTTGCAGCGGTTCTCGACCTGGCGCATCACGGCCGACAGCGAGCCCGGCGCGCACAGGAACTGGATGACCGATCACCTCGGCCGGCTGCGCGCGCAAGGCTACGTCTGCAAGCGCACCAACGAAGCCGGCGAGGTGGTGTGGTTCGTCGGCACCGAGCCGGTGGAAGGCGTGGTGTCTGTCCCCGAGTTTCAGCCGCCACCCACGGTTGCCGCACCACGCCACATCGACGTGATGTTCGGTGCGGTCTATCAGCCCGCCATGTCGGCGCCAGCGCGCGCCGGTGCAGCGGCCTACACGCAGATCCCAAGCCTGGTCGGCGGCCGGCGCGTCGCGTACCGCGCTCCGGTGTCCGAGCAGATCCACGCCATCCCCAGCTCCCAGGAGGAACCCTCGCAATGAAGACCATCGTGTTCACCGACCGTGCCAACCCTATGCCAGGAAAGCGGATCGATGAAATCTCCACGCTTTTGCATGAGCTGCTGAAGCGGTCTGAGGCCAATGATCCCGACGTGGCGCTCAACGCGCTGCTCGGCGCCTACGTCAACCTGGCACTGAAGACCAACCGGCTGCGCGGGGCCGCGAAAGCGATGCAGCAAGCCTCGGCGATCGCGCAGCAGGTCGCAAAGTCAAGCGAGGCAGAGGCGTCGCCCGGGGCGCAGCGCGACCCCATTCACGCTCCCGAGCTGGATGCTGGATTCGTCGATGCGACGAACGGGTTGATGGATCAGGTGGAAATGCTCTTCACGGGCAAGCCGCTCGACGTGGTGCAGACCGCGCTCCTCAATCTCTTTATGTACGTCGCGCGGCACAACCCCGCATGCACCGCCGTCAGCGCACAAGCCGCGCTCAGGGCATCCCAGGCGCTCACGGCGACCGCGACCAAGGCGGAACCTGGTGCAACGGTGCACTGAGGGCTCACCATGATGCAGATCACCTCCGCCCAGGTGCTGGCCGAGCTGCAGCACCACATCGGCAAGGCGAACGGAATCCACGTTCGTGAGCTGGTGCAACGCATCACGGGCCAGCTCGCAAACCCCGACATGTTCCAGCGGCAAGTGCGCGACATCGTGGTCGAGCTGCGCAAGCAGGGCCTTCACATCTGCGCCACGCCCGCTGCCGGCTACTTCATGGCCGAGAGCGCAGAGGAACTGATCGAGACGTGCGTCTTCCTCTACGACCGCGCGATGACCACCCTGGTGCAGATCAGCGCGATGCAGGGCGTCTCGCTGCCCGACCTGCGTGGGCAGCTGCGCCTTCCCACCTGACCACTTTTTCACCTGGAGATCCATATGACCGAGAAGACCATTCACCCCGGCTACTGGGAAGACGCCAATGGTGCGCTGATCCCGACCAGCAAGATCAAGGAGATCGACAAGGACCGCCACCGTGTGGTGACCCAGCTCGTCGAGCAGGCCAAGGTCGAGAGTTCGCGACTGATGGCCTTCAAGACCACGGCCATGCAGGACGTGAACGATTTCATCGAGCGCAGCCTGAAGGCCTACGACGTCAAGCACGGGGGCAAGAAGGGCAACGTCACCCTGATCAGCTTCGACGGCCGTTTCAAGATCGTGCGTCAGATGCAGGAGTCGATCGTGTTCGACGAGCGCCTGCAGGCGGCCAAGGCACTGATCGACGAGTGCATCCAGACCTGGAGCAAGGGCAGCAGCCTCAACCTCAGGGTGCTGGTCAACGATGCCTTCCAGGTCGACCAGCAGGGCAAGATCAGCACGGGCCGCGTGCTCGGTCTGCGCCGCCACGACATCGACGACGAGAAGTGGGTGCTGGCGATGAAGGCGATCAACGACAGCATGCAGGTCGCCAGCACCAAGCCCTACATCCGCTTCTACGAGCGCGATGACCGCTCAGGCGACTACTTCCCTGTCAGCCTGGATGTGGCGGCCGTATGAGCACCCTCTACNCCCCCACGAAGGGCACGCTGCCCTGGAAGGTGATCGAGTTCCTGACCACCAACCCTGCCGAGACGCTGACCGTCGACGACATCAGCGTCAAGTTCGACGCGCCGGTGCGCGGCCTGCCGGCGTTGCTCACGCCGGCCGTCGAGTCGGGCGCCCTGGTGCGGCTCGAAGACGCCGAGGAAGACGAGATGGTTTATCGCCTCGGCAAGGGTCACCCGCAGATCAAGGCCCGCCCGAGCATCCATCCCAGTCTGGGCCCGGTGGGTACCGCGCTGACGGAGAAGAAGAAGCGTCATCGAATCTTCATCGACACGTCGAAGATTGAGATCAAGTCGGGCGTTCCGATCCCTCAACGTGCCGCGAACGGACGCACGGACTGGACGGCGCTGTTCGATCGCATGAAGAAAGACGACTGCGCCGAGCTGCCGATGTCTTCGCGCGGAACGATCCAGAAGTGCGTCAACGAGTATTCGAAGGCCACCAGCAAGGCGTTCACGATCCGCCGCATCGACGACGAGACGCTGGGCCTTTGGAGGGTGACGTGATGGCCGCCACGACCGTCGAAGCCCAGGTGCGCTACAGCTCGGGCGCCTATGTCACCAGCACCGTGCGCGGGCGGCGCTGCAGCTGCACGCACAGCGCCGCAGAAGCCGCGAAGCGGTTGGGCGAGAAGATCTTCGGTGGCGGCTTTCAGCGCGTTGAAGAGCTGGAAGTTGCCCGCGCGGAAGCCGGCACGTCCGCCTGGCGGATCCACGGCGAGGAGGCTGCGTAGTGGCCACCCGTGGCGCCAGCAAGCCCAACCAGGCGATGTGCTGCCTGACGGTGGGTTTCGTTCAGATCCTGCTGCCCGCAGATGCGGGGCTCAAGGTTGTCGCGCTTCTGCGAGGCGCCGTCGAAGGTCACCTTCGCTACGACGCATCCGTTGACCGGATCTTCGAGATCGATGGCGAACTCGGCGTCGAGTACTGCGCCGTCAAGGCTGGCCAGGTGCGTATGCCGAAGCCTCCGGCAGCTCCACCGGCCCCAGCCGCCATCGGACACGAGCCGCTGAAGCTGCCCCATGTCTGAAACCAGTTCCCTCCTTGATCAGGTTGAGCCGACCACCGGCCGCTTGGTCTTCCCCCCGGCGCCCTCGGGCGTCGGGGCCTTTCTTGAAAGGTCTTCCATGTCGAAGTTGACAGACGTTGAGCTGCAGAATCTCCAGGACGTCCGATGCGAAGTCTCGCGTGCGCTCATGTTGCGAGCTGCCGCTGAGATCGTGCATCTGCGCGGGTTGATCAACAACCCGCACACCGAGGAGTTTCTCTCGGCGACCCAGTACGAGGCGGCGCACCAGCGCTACCGCTTCGGCGAAGCGCACGACCGTCAGAAGAGCGCGGAGAACTGGTTCTGGCTGATCGGGCGTCTCGTGGGTAAGTGCGAGCGCGCAGCGATCATGGGCGACAAGGACAAGGCCCTGCATCACACCATCAGCTCGGCTGCGGCGCTGGCGAACTGGTACCAGGCCATCAAGCTCGACACGTCGGGCTGTGGCGCCGGGCTGGATCTCGACCTCCCGTCTCTCGAAACGAGCGAGGCAGACGCCCAGCACGTCGCTATGGGCAGCATCCTCTTGCGCACGGGGGCGAGCGATGGCCGCTGAGCGCAAGAAGCCTGTGAAGCTGCAGGTGAACATCTTCTCGACCACCTGGAAGGATGTCGTTCGCTTCGACGCTGCCAACGACTTTCAGTCGATGGAGGTGATGGATGCTGCGGCCACGCTCGGCCGCAACAGCTTCGATCAGCGACCGCGCTTCCGGATCGTGCGCGATGACCCCGCATTCGCCGGCGAGGAAGCCATCGTCGTCACCGAATGGGCATCCGGCGAAGGCTGGAAGGGAGAGCAGCATGCCTGATCTCTCTATCCCCCTCTTCTGGTTCGTCCTCTCGTTGACAGCCCTCGGCGCAGCGGCTTGGCTCTGCGGCTGCTTCGATGCACGCAATCGCGCCTGGCCGGCCTGGTCGATCTCGGCGACCCAGGTGCTGACTGCTGTGTTCGGGGTCTTGGGCGCGCTGCTGTTCGCGATGCCGAAGGTGCATCCCACCTGGGGCTTCGCCGCATTCCTGGTGAGCAACCTCGCGGCGATTCCCTTCAACAAGCATCAGGGCAACCGCTGGATTCTGGCGAAGGAGCGCTGCTTCCTGGTGTTCACGCTGGTGGGCTTGTGGAACTGGTGGCTCGGGCCGCTGGTGCTGGGGTAAGCCATGAAAGACGAACAGATTCTGAAATTGCTCAAGTCCATGCAGACCAAGCCTGGCCACGAGTTCGACTTCGTCGGCTTCGCCCGCCTGGTCATTGCCGCGCATGTGATCGAACGGCAACGCATCGCCGAGTCTCTAGAAACGGAGCCAGGCTCCACGCCACCGACCTGGACCTTCAAGACGAAGCACGCGTTGGTCAGTTCAGCGAAGGTAGCGCAGGGAATTCTGCGCTTCGTTGTACGTCCTTCGATGAACCCTCCACCGTTCGGCGTGGACCCGGCTGACAACCACATTCGCGTGTTGCAGCAGCTCTGGCGTTCGCCATCCGGCGGGGAGCCGTGGTGGGAAGACGTCCCGCTTGAACGCGAGGAGGGGTGACATGAGCGCCACCAGCAAGATCGAATGGACCGACGCCACCTGGAATCCGGTGACAGGCTGCAGCGTGCAGAGCCCTGGCTGCAAGAACTGCTACGCGATGAAGCTCGCCGGCACGCGCCTGCGGCACCACCCCAGCCGCGCCGGCCTGACGCAGGAGAGCGCCGCAGGCCCGGTATGGACGGGCGAGACCCGGTTCAACGCCGAGTGGCTTGAGCAGCCGCTGCAGTGGACGCGCGCACGGATGATCTTCGTCTGCGCGCACGGCGATCTCTTCCACCCTTCGGTACCGGATGAGTGGATCGACCAGGTCTTCGCCGTCATGGCGCTGGCGGGTCGCCACACCTTCCAGGTGCTGACGAAACAGGCGAAACGCGCGGCAGAGTACTTCGCGCATCCGGTGCGCGAGGCCCTGATCGGGCAGCAGGTCGGGCAGATCAACCTGCGGCGGACCGGCAACCCCGTTGCCGCGTGGTCGGGCCTGCCGCTGCCGAACGTTTGGATCGGTGCCAGCGCCGAAGATCAACGCCGGCTCGACGAGCGGCTTCCCCACCTCGTCGGCATCCCGGCCGCGGTGCGCTACCTCAGCCTGGAACCTCTGCTCGGCGCGGTAGAGATCGATCACCAGCTCATCGCGCCGATCGAGGGAACCTCGCAGCACGGCCAGCGCTTTATCGACTGGGTGATCGTCGGCGGCGAGAGCGGCCACGGCGCGCGGCCGATGCATCCCGACTGGGCGCGCAGCCTGCGCGATCAGTGCCAGGCCGTCGGCGTAGCCTTCTTCTTCAAGCAGTGGGGTGAGTGGGGCCCGTATGGCCGAGGTCGCGTCGACGGCGCTCTGCTCGCGACGCCGAATTCCCTAGACGAACCGCTGCAACGCTTCGGCAAAAAGCTCGCCGGCCGCCTGCTCGACGGGCGCGAATGGAGCGAGGTGCCGCGATGAAACGCCGGCCTACCGTCCACATCGTGATGGCCTGCACGAACTACGAAGGTGATCGGCCCGTTCAAGCCTTTGCGAACGTTGAAGCCGCCCATCTCTTCAAAGCGGCCTTGGATGCGCATGTTCTCAAGCGTCCCAGTCCGCCCGCCCAAGCCGTCGACACGCCAGAAAACGATGCCGAGTTCGAGGCGTGGGACCGGAAGACCAAACGCTGGTTGAAGCTCCATCCAGCAGGCGCGGACTTCGCCTACTACGACGACTTTGCAGTCATCGAGCTGCCCTACACGCCATGAAACGCCAGTGCGACGCCTTCAACTGCTCGCGCGAAGTGGCTTCGGGCAGGTTCCTCTGCCTGAATCACTGGCGCATGGTTCCCGTGGCCACGCAACAGGCCATCAACACGCGCTATCGCGCCTGCAGGTCCAACTTCGGCTTCCTCAGTGACCTCGTCTATCTGCAGGCCTGCGTGGACGCGATCGACGGTATCGCCAAGAGCGAGTTTGGCGCTGGGCATCAGGCTGGCCAGGGCTCATATCACAGGCTGCTGGCGTCCGCTCAACGCCGCGCCGATTCAGAGAAGGGAACTTGACATGGCCAACACCCCATCAGCTCGCGCGGTGGCGACAAGGAAGCGGACCGCGATCGCTTGTGCCAGGAAGCTCGAAGCCGCAGCGAACGCCCTCTTGGCGCATATGCACGCCTGCAACGCTTGCGATGACGCCAGTGCGACTCTGGAGCGGCAGGGCAAAGGTATCGATGGCAGGTCCAAGCTGCTACGAGACATGCAGGAGTTCGCCGGCCATCTGGATTCGACCTTTGGATCGGATTTCTGATGCCCACCTACCGTCACGCCTCGCTCGGCGTCATTCACATGAGGGGCTCAAAGCTGCCGGCGCCCTGTGGCGAGCAACTGCTCGTCGACGGGAAGCTGGCACTGTGTGCCTATCCCAGCGAGTTCCTGTGCGACGGCCCCCGCCAGGACACACGACGCACCTGCGATCGCCCGCTGTGCCCTCGCCATGCGACCCAGGTCGGCCCCGATAGCCACCTCTGCCAGCGCTGCCGGACCGAGGCAATCAACGAGGTCGGCCAGCGCAATCTTTTCACTCACCTGATCGAACCATGAATCATCCTGAAATCAGCATCGATGAAACCACCCCCGTGCTTCAGGTGAAAACCAATGAGGGTTTTCAAGCAGCACTTCAGCGCTATGCCCACGGCAACGGATCGAGTGCTGGTGTCGCGGGCGCGGCTGTCCGCGCGCTGGTCGCAACTTGTACTCTGGTCGACGTCCCCAAGGGCTACAAGGTTGTGCTGGTACCCGACGAAGCCGCGCCCAACGAGCCAGACTGGGAAGAGTGCAAACGGCAAGCAGAAGTGAGCACTGGGCTGAAGGTCGAACCGCACACCTTCAGCATTCTCAAGCGCGAGGTCCGCCGCTGGATCGCCCACAGACATTCCTGCCAAGCGGCACAAGCGGAAGGTTCGGCCCTGCTACAGAAGGCCCTCAGAATCGCCGACTCAGCAATGTTCGAGCTGCTGGCGGTCAGCTGCGTAGACCACGATGGCCACGGCCTTGTCCTTGGCCTGACCGACGCCAATGCGTTGGAGGTCCGTTCGCTCGCTGACGCCGATGAGAACCTTCGCGAGGCCTTCGATTGGCTGCGTGAACGTGGGTATGTTGTTCTCGCCGAGGACTCGGAGGGCGAGCACATCGTTGTAGAGCGGAGGCCCGGCGAATGAGCAAGCTCGCCCGCGACCACCGCAACTCTGACCTGGCCAAAATCCACCTGGCCAAGAAGCAGCTCGCCATGAGCGACGAGGACTACCGCGACATGCTGTGGACACAGGGCCGCGTCCGCAGCTCCGGGGATCTCGATCACGTCGGCCGGGCCAACGTGCTGGAGTACCTGAAGAAGATCGGCTTCAAGACCATCGTGAAGCCCGGCGGCAAGCGGCCTCGGCGTCCAGTACCGACCGCCGACAAGCTGAAGCTCATCCGCCGGATCCGGGCGCAGCTCATCAGCCTCGACCGCAAGCCCGACACCTATGCCGATGGCATCGCCAAGCAGATGTTCGGCGAGCAAGCGCCCGACTTCTACGAATGGTGCAACCACGACCAGCTGCATCGCATCTCCGCAGCACTGGGAGTTCAGCAACGTCGCGAAGGGGCCGCCACGCAATGAGCCACAAAGCGGTCAGCGAAGCGCAGTACAGTCTGTTCGACGAAACGGTGCCGCTGCGCCAGGTCGAGCACGTCAGCGAACTTCCGAAGACCGCACAGGCCTTGGCAGACGCGATCGGGATCGATGCGACCATCGACCTGGTCAAGATGTTCGGCGGCGACGAGATCAAGATTCCAGAGGTGGTCGACGGCACCTCCCGCATGTGGGCGGTGCTGGTCGAGAGCATCGGACGCGAGGCGGCCGCCAAGCTCGTCGGCCACTTCGGCGGCGTGAGCGTGTACGTTGCGAAATGCGAGGCGGTGTTGAGGGTGCATCGCAACCGCGAGATCATTCGCAGCTACGATGCCGGCGAGCCTTTCGACGCCATCCGCAGGCGCTACAAGCTCAGCCGCTCCCACCTGTTCCGGCTGCTGAAGAAAACGGTATGA